GTACCGCCCTTGGTACAAGAAGTTTTTCTCCTCTATTATTGATATGTTGATTTATGGGTAGGCAACCCCATAATGAATATCAATGCAAAACATTTAGATGATTATTAACTGATGAACGCATTAATACTGAAATCCCTTTCGTATTTGTGTATTTTGACTATTAATCTTTGTCATTTTTCCTTCCTCTCTTTGTTTTTATTTTAAAAGAATTTTCTTTTTATTATTTTTAAATGATTTTATGTTTCTTTGTATACTTATAAATTTATTTATTTTTATGCATTTTATTTTCTTTTATATAAATTTATTTGATAAATAAGACCGAAGCACCATTTGCTACGTTATTTACCACTTATTTTTATCCACGAATTTATCTGATAAATAACCTTAAAATATTTTGATTTGTAGCTAGATTACTCTAGTCTTTAACGTTTTAATAGATTCACTATTAAAAACTTTTCAATTTATTAGATTATTTACCACTTATTTTCATTTTCTATTTGCTGTTTCATTTCATTACAAATGCAATTTATTGCATTTATTTAGTTACTGTTACTGTTTTCATTTGTTAAATAATAATTTTCTTTCTTAGAAAATTATTATATCGTCATTTTATTTATTTATTTATTTTATTTTATTTTATTTTATTTTATTTTATGTTGTTGAGTATGTAGTAGGCCTATTTCTGTGAAGTGTAAAGCAGATATATTTTAGTTAATTGTAGATAATCAGATATCGTTCTTTTGAGAAGAGAATCTGAATCTTATGTTCCCTGTACAAGAAGGTAATATATCGACTCGACACCTTTATATTATAACCTTGTAAGGTCCCATTAGTACAATTTTTATTATATAGTCTTAATTCCTTATGATCAGTCATCCTACTGGCTCTGTTAGATAAACGCAACGCAGGAACTTTTAATGAGCAATAACAATACTTTGAACTCACGCAGTTTGAATTATTATTTTTGCAATAGCCTGATTTATTTAGCAACCATGTTTATACAACTTATTTATAGAAGGCGGACTTACTCACTTCCTTTAAAAGATTTAATATAACTTTGATGAGCACAATTTTTGATACAACCATGATTTTTTCTAAACTTATACAATTTTCTTCTGACTCACTTAATTTTCTTCAAGCTAACACACTCGCCTTGATTTCAAAGACACTATCCACAGTTTCCAACGTATTTATTAAAAGTTTATTTGATTTGCTGAGCTCCTGCATATCAGGAGCAACAAGCGGTTTGACGACAGGCATAGCAGAGCTGTTTACAGCTAAAGTTTGGCCTAGTTTAGTAGAGCTGTTTTTATTTGCAGATAAACTTATTGATTATACTCTTGTGTTTTTGGTTATACATACTTTATTAGATTTATTACATGAATTTTTTGAACCACTTAAGATGATTTTTTCCCAAGGTACTTTTACACACTTTATTTCTATAGGTTTGATTAGAAAAGTATGCGCCGTAGTTTCTTCAGTATTTTTATTAGCAAAGACATTTATTAAAAGACCAGTTTTAGATACACCCGAATTAGATGCAGTACCAGAATCATTTGATACTCTTTTTATGAGTATGTTTACAGCATATATGTTACCTAGTAGTCTAAAGAGTTTATTGCGTGAGTGTCAAACACTTACCAATACAAAACTCTTAGATGACAGTAACATGGTTTATGATTTACTTTCTTATGTTTTAAATTTACCTATACGAATTATTCACACTTTAATGCCAGATTGTAAGACCAAAGAAGTTTTAGTATCTTACACTGATAAATTTACCAAGTTTTTTCCATTTTCTAGTTATGCCCGTTCCGTTACAACCATTTCTTCCTTAGTTAATCTATATAATTCAAACAACAAAATTATATATGATCCAGATTTTCAGCAAAAATTTTTAGACGCACACCAACTTTTTGATACTTATTGCAACAACGTTTTACTTCACTCCAAAGATGTCCATGTCTCACTTCAAGCACTTAGAAAGACAGTTAAGAAGTTAGCAGACAAGATTAGTTATATGAGTTCCACCACACGACAGGAACCTCTTTTTGTAGTTTTTTATGGACCAGCAGGCACAGGCAAGACCACTCTTATGAATACTTTAGTTTCTTCTTATACACGCACGAACACAGCTTACATCCACTCTTCACCAAAAGGAGATAAGGATTTTTATGATCAGTATGATAATGAATATTTATTTGTAGCAGATGATGTTGGACAAAAGTCAACATCACAATGGTCCCAGTACATTAATATGGTTTCCACCACCAAATTTCCATTAGATTGTGCTGCCGTAGAGAAGAAAGACACCAAATTTTTTACTTCCAAGCTTATTATGATTACCACAAACAATATTAATTTAACGATAACACCAGATTGTGGCCTCACAACACTTGAGGCCTTGCACAGACGTATGTATTTGATTGATTTTGACCAAGTTAGATTTGACGCAGGACATTTTGATGGTCAGCTTAATTTTAAAACCTATGATTTAAGAACTCATAAATTTAAAATTTTAGCCTCCATTAATTTGATAAACCTGCCCATTTCAGACATAGTTAAAACAATTGACTTAGCAATACGCCACGAGATAGCCAAGAAGAAGATACTTCTTGAGAATGCAGAAAACTTTGAGCTAGAAGCCCTTCCAGAATCAGGCTCGCTCAGTTTTCCATTTAATGTTTTATTTATCGTTATACTTATTTTTGTAGAGATTATGTTACTTTTACTTATTGAATTAGGTCACTTTGACAATTATTATTTAGTTCTTCCCATTTTAGCACTTATTTTTTCCTTAACATTATATATTATTTTTTCCAACATTTACGATTGTATTTTTTCCACAGATCCACCAAGCAAAGTAGTTAAGAAGTTAGTTTTACCAGTTTCGCACCATACCAAGAAAGATTTGATAGCACTCCCAGAATCATTAGATAAAGTATTTGAACTCCCAACGTCAAATACCACAACGTCATTAACCAGACTTAAAAACAATACATTTGGAGTTAGTTTAGATTATATTAATTCACTTAATATACAAACTAACTCGACATTTGTATCAGTTTTTTCCGGAGGTTATTTCACAGCCCCATATCACGCATGCATAACAAACAAACCAACAGAATGTTATGTTACAGTTTACTCAAGTAAAGATAATGTGATCTACGATCACATTCAATGCGCACTAATATGGACAGACACTGACGACGATATAGCAATATTTACGATTCCACGAGGACTACCACGTTATAATTCCAATCTTCATTTTTCAGACGTAGCATCATCCACTCCACTCATTATGATGCTACCACACGGAGAGTTAAATCTAGAGAATAGATTAACTCAAGTTGACGTTAATATAAGGTATTACAAAGATACTTATGCCAACACACTTACACCAGCAGACTCAATATTACATGATTTTCATAATCCATCCCTTTGCGGTTCTTTTGTGGTGACACAAAACAATTTTTTAATAGGACAACATATAGCATATGTACCTACAACCGACAAAGGAGTTATTAGAATTTTTAAGAAAAGCACAGTAGAAATGATTAAACACCTGTTTAGTCAAAAAGTAGATTTTTTATTACCACTCAAACGCGATCCAACATTTGTAGGCTCAGTAGCCTTTTTAGATAAAGATAATTTTTCCATGCCAAATATGAAAACGACATATGTACCATCCAAGGTACATGGCATTTTCGACGAACTTCGAAAACCAGCCGAACTTAGCGACAATCCAATTAATTTAATGCACACACTCTCACAACAAGCCCATTTAGTCACAGAAACAGTAGATATTAAACTCTTACCTTTAGTATGCGAGTTTCTCAAAACTCGCTTTGTAGGATTCAAATCTTACATTCTTCCTACGGAAGAAATTATTAAAGGCAATGATTATTTAAATCGAATAGATCCAACAACAAGTGTTGGATATGGCTTATCAGGTAACAAGAAAGATTACATTGATTATTTTAATTTTAAATTTAGTACACCATTTAATATGAAAGTTAATAAAGCAGAACGCCTCATCAACGAAGGCATTTATCCCGAGTTTTATTTTGCAGAACAATTTAAAGACGAATTGCGTGACTTAGAAAAGGTAAAGAAACCCAGAATCTTTTCTATGTCCCCACTATTACATACAGTCCTTATTCGTAAATATTTTGGTTCAATGTTAGCTCACTTTCGAAAGAATAGAAGAACTAATGGAATCGAAGTAGGTATCAACCCTTTCTCCTCAGATTGGGAAGACTTACGAAATAGAACTGTACGTTTTGGTGATAATGTATTTGATGGTGATTTTTCAAAATATGACAAGAAGATGATGCCCATGTTTCAACAGGCAATCAACAAAGTTATATTAGAAAGTCACAATTTTTCCACAGAAGAATATCAAATAGCACAATTTCTCTTAAATTCAGTTATGATGACCCCCAAGGTCACAGTAGGTGTCACGACAGTCACCACACATTCACTACCATCAGGTATTGGATTAACAGCAGATTACAACTCAGTAGTACAAGACGCTTATTTATTTTATGTTTTTTGTCAATGCCACTTTGATAAGTTTTCTGAATTGCCAACAATTCAACATTACTTAACCAACGTAGCTCCATCCAAATATGGAGACGATTGTTTATGTGGAGTTTCAGATGACGTTAAAGATTACTTTAACGGCCCATTTGCTGAACGAAAGTTTAATAAAATGGGTTTGGAATTTACACCAGGTGATAAAACCACTTGGAATTATTCCACAAGAAGCATAGAACAATGCACATTCCTGAAACGTGGATTCAAATTCCACCATACCACAAACACAATAGTAGCACCACTCAATTTAAATTCAATAAAATCAACATTAAATTTTGTCACAGATTCATTACGCAACGATGAACTTACTTTAATTAAATTGCACAACGCACAACGCGAATTATTTTTACATGAAGAAGAATATGATGTCACATTAGATCATATCTTAGAATTTTGTCACAAATCAAATTTTATTTTCCAACCACTCACTAAAAGTTATTTATTAGATCTATACCTTCAAGATAAGTTTATAGATTTTTACAATTTTACATAAGGCGGTTTTGAGACTTCCTTTAAGCGTTCAACAAGATTGCGCGATCTCACTTATTATTTAATACAACCATGCAGACTAACACTAAATCCACATCCATTAATAACAACAATGATAGTAAATCTCTATCTAAGGCTCTTGATGATACTAGTCAAGAAAACTCATATGGAATAGTTCTTTCAACAAGACCTATTACAAATGTATCCATAAAGCAAGGTGCTAACTCAGCCATAATGAGTTCAATGGATACAATCCAAGAAATACCATGGACACTTACAAGTATGATGGAACGTTTTTCGTTCGTAAATTCATACCCATGGTTATCAACAGCACCCTCACACACCGTATTAGCAACAATAGAAATTCCATCTGATTTAATAGTAAACTCCCTAACACAAACTCCTTTTGAAGCATTCACTTTCTTTAGAGGTGATATTGAAATAAGAGTACAAGTCACAGGTACTCCTTTCCATCAAGGTAAAATTGTAGGGGTTTTTGTACCTTTATCCGACACGATAACTGGTACTGGTATAGTTAATAATTTCTCATCAATGACAGTGAACCCATGTGTCCATTTGTTCCCAAATGCCAACACAAGTTCAGTTTTAACCATCCCTTTTAACAGCCCACAAATCTACCTAGATCTCACAAATTCCAATCCTTACGAAATAAATACACTTGGTACTTTTTATATAGTAGTTATGAACCAATTGCAACTTGCAGCTGGTGCATCTGATAATGTTACAGTGTCAGTATTCTCAAGATTCCTTGACTCAAAATTCAAGGTTCCACGATTATCCACACCAATTACATTTTTAGCTATGCCACAAGCAGGTACAACAGGTACATTGTCTACTATTAGTGATTCATACATTGATGCTGTTCCACAATCAGGAACAAATTCAATGCCCACTTTAAAGCAACCAAAACATAATTTCATCTCCGATACATTATCAAATGTAGAATCAATGGTAAATTCAGTTTTACCCACCAATGTTATGACAGATGCTCTTACTGGATTATTTGGACTTTTAGATAAGCCCTTAGACCCTAGAACAGACCGATCACTAGTAAGTGCTGTTGGAAGATTAAATTTTTCCAATGGTGCTGAAATGTCAGACAAAATGGTGTTGGACCCATCACAACTTTTTGAGTCCGATAATGCAACATTTGGTACAGATATCGATGAGATGGATTTATCTTATTTATTTAGCAAGTTTAGTTATTTGGGATCTTTTAATATCACTACTGGTTCAACACCAGGCACAGTTTTAGCAAGTTTTCCAATAAATCCGATTCCATCAACAATCACGTTGGGCATTGACAACCAATGCCCTTTACTTAGTTATTTATCATTTCCATTCAATTTTTGGAGAGGCGGTATGACGTATAGATTTGAAGTTATAGCAACATCACTACAAACATGTAAAATATTTGTAGCTTATAATTTTGGAACATTCACAGTACCGACAGTCACTCCTCCGATTAACATATCTACCTCACAATATGGGGAGGCTTTTGAAATCAATCAAGGAACAAATCAGATAGAGTTAACAGTACCATTTGTATCTAATACACCGTATAAGTATGTACCAAACACCAACGTATATACTAGTTCAAATAGTACAGGTTACATTAATGTCATTTTGCTCAATCAATTGGTAGCTCCTTCTAATACTCCAACTACTATCACTGTAAATGTTTATATAGCAGGTGCGACTGATTTTGAATTGTCAACTTTAACTTTGAGTAATGCAGTAATTCCAGCAGTTCCGCAATCTGGATCAACAGATCCATTCTCAAGTCAAGTTGCACCACCAATGATGTCAAACCAGACCAATATTAATTTAGCAGAAGATAAAGTTGTTGCACCAGAAAGTGTATCAGTTACACGCATACCAACTACAGTAAAATCTCATAAAAATTTATCTGAATACCTTAAAAAATTTCAACCAGTTGCTTTGACACCACCACCAACAGGTGCGATTGCTACGCGAGGAGGTTCAATTTTATACACATTTGATATTTCTACACTTTTTAATCTCCAAGTAGACAATGATGCAACCTTGATAAATCCTCTAGTTTTTCAATCAACATTTGGCCTTTTTAGTCACTTTAGATCACTCTATCGTCAATTTAAAGGTCCACTTAGATTTAAACTAGTAGAAACAAGTGTTTTAACAACAAGTTCTTCAGGAGGTTCAAGTGCAAACGCAAATTCAATTACTGTTTATTACTCACCACCCTTACATCCCAATCCATCAGTAGCAGGAACTTTTCTTGATACGTTCAAGTCACAGCTTCCTGTAGTGGTTGGCGCTAATTATGTTGCTGAACCAAATGTATCAACTAGAGTAAGACCACTCCTAATACCTATTTCCATGACTACTGGTGTTACAGCTCGTAGTGTCGAGTTTGAAATTCCATTTCTTTCTCGATTTAATAGTGTTATAATAGGACAATCTTATACTTCAAGTTTTACAGACCTCGGTAACATAATTTTAGTCATCCCAACAAACACAGCCATCCCCACATATGAATTATATGTGTCATTCGGAGATGAAACTCGTTTTGGCAACCTTTGCACAGTTCCCACAATCTCTCCACTCTATTATCGTTTAACAAATGTATCAGCCTTGATACCTGAATATCCAGATAATTATAGTGCAACTCCACCAATTACTAACACATTGGTGGTTTTATAAGATCCAATATCCTTACAACGCCTTCGATATTATAATCTCAGTTAGAATCTCAGACTTTTTAAAGTCAGGGTACACGAATACGATCAGTTTTTAGGCGTAAAC